AAGAAAGTATAATGTATGAGAAGGGTGGTAATGGAGGACATGGAGTTGTTATAATAAAATTCCTTTCTTTTGCAACAAATTCTACAATTGATTTAGTATGTGCTAATAATCCAGATTACAAAATAGGAAATTATGAAGGTTATTTTAAAATTATATCTTGTACATCAGGAATAAATACTGATGCATTCGTTATTAACCAAAGTAGTAATGTTGTTGTTGGAGGAAGTGTAAATGCCACAAGTTTCATTGGAGACGGAAGAAGATTATCAGGATTATTATTAACATCAAATGATACAAATTTAAGTAATTATGTTCTATCAACAAGTAATACTTTGGTGGATAGAATAAGTTCTTCTTCTTCGCAATGGACAACATCGAATAATAGTATATATTATAATTCCAATGTTGTTGTTGGAGGAAGTGTAAATGCCACAAGTTTCATTGGAGACGGAAGAAGATTATCAGGATTATTATTAACATCAAATGATACAAATTTAAGTAATTATGTTCTATCAACAAGTAATATTTTGGTGGATAGAATAAGTTCTTCTTCTTCGCAATGGACAACATCGAATAATAGTATATATTATAATTCCAATGTTGGTATTGGAACCAGTTTTCCAAATAATAAATTACATCTTTATAATGATTTAACTAATAATACAAGTTTATTAATTCAAAATAATTTTGTAACTTATACACCCGTATCTACAATAACACCAATACCAGCTGTATCTACAAGCGGAACTATTACAGGTTCAACAGATAAATTTATGATTTTCAAAACAACAGGAATAAATTATACTTTCACAATTCCTCCAGGAGGTATTAGTTGTGATATATTGATGATTGGAGGCGGTGGAGCTGATTATTCAATGTCAGGTGGTGGAGGTGCTGGTGCATGTATAGTTGCAATAAATCAGACATTAGGTTCTGGTATTTGTTCAGTATCAATAGGCAGTGGTGCTCAAAAAGAAAGAAAATCACTTAATGGGCTTGATACGACAATATCTGTAAATTCAAATATATTATATAGAGCAATGGGTGGAGGAACCTCTGTCAGTGAAAGTAACAATGGTGTCGCAGGAGGATGTGGTTCTGGTGCAGGGTATAATATTGGTTCTGGTGGAAATCCTGTGATTTCAAATATTGTAGCAGGTGTTACAACTGGTCCTATTATTACAACAACTTATGCAGTTCTAGCTAATAAAGGTGGTGACCAAATGCAAAATGGTTCAGAAACATTATTCTATTCTTGGGCTAGTGCTGGCGGGGGTGGTATAGGAACTGCCGGTCAAGATCATGCCTCACTGGGATGGGCGCCTGGAAAAGGAGGCGATGGATTACACCAAGTAATAATTAATTCACAGACATATAATTTTCGAAGTTATTTTGCAAATAATACTTCATTTGGAGTTCAAGATGTAGTAACCAATAATTATTATATAGGAGGTGGAGGAGGCGGGGTTGTGGGGGGATCCCCTGCTGCAGGGGGGTTAGGAGGTGGTTCTGGAGAACCCGGTGTAGATGGAATCGCAAATACAGGTAGTGGTGGTTGTGGAAATTATAGTGGTGGGGGGTCAGGGATTGCAATAATAAGATATAGAGTTTTACAAAATATGTCATCATCTATTGAATTAACAAGAGGAACATCAAATGATGATAATACAGATTACAAAATAGGAAATTATAATGGTGATTTTAAAATTATATCTTCGACCTCTGGAATAAATACTGATGCATTAGTTATTAACAAAAGTGGTAATGTTGTTGTTGGAGGAAGTGTAAATGCGACAAGTTTCATTGGAGATGGAAGTAGATTATCAGGAGTATTAGTAACTTCAAATGATACAAATATAAGCAATTATGTATGGAGAACAAGTAATATATTAGTGAATCGAATAGGAGGAAGTTCTTCGCAATGGACAACGTCAAATAATAATATATATTATAATACATCAAATGTAGGTATTGGAACAAGTGTTCCAGAAACTAAACTACATTTATATGATGATGTTGCAAATTCAACAAAATTAACAATACATAATGAGTTTATTTCAGGTTCTATAACTGCAACAACAGGAACTGCAACAACAGAAACTAAACAATACCCCGAAACTGCTTCAACAACTTCTAATTATTGGACTGATAATGCGGTTAGTGTTTTATGTAAAACAAACAGCGCAATATATGGGAGTTATGATATTTATAATTTATTTGATAATTCATTAAATACATTATACCATAGTGCTAATTTATTTAATTCTGCATCGCCTTTTAATTTTACAGGTTCAACTTCTTTCAAAGGGGTTAATGGTCTAGCTATATCTATTGATTTAGGAAGGTTAATATATATTAGCAAAATGAGTATAGCACCATGGAGAGATTCAGCTATAACTGCATCACCTGGAATATTTAAGATATATGCTTCGAATGATAGTGCTTGTTGGAATAATGACAATCATTCTTCATGGACTGAAATACATTCTCAAACAACATCTTTGACATTTGTTGCCAACACATATACAGAGTTTGGTAATTTATTAACTATTAATCAATATAGATATTTTGCGTTGGTTGTATATAATTTAACAAACAGTTATGGATACCTGCTAATGTCAGAATGGAATATATATGGAACTTATGGAACTTACAATATTACACCAGTTTTAATAAATAGTGATTATAAATATCTGTCATTGACACATAGCGGTGCTTCTGAAGAGCAAACATCATATACTATTAATATATCTCAAAATACTCTATGTGATATTTTAGTAATAGGAGGGGGGGGTGGTGGCGGTAGAAGACATGGGGGGGGAGGTGGTGCAGGAACATTATTATATCATAAAAATATAATATTAAATGGAACATATAATGTTAAAGTAGGTAAAGGAGGAACCGGTGCTTTACAAGGTTCATCTAGTCAATTTATTAAAAATGACGGGACGCAGGAATATTTTGCAACAGGAGGTGGTAATGGAACCGGTGGGAGTGTCTATGCAACTACAAATGGAGGTCAGGGTTATATGTATAATGCTAATTTAACATTATCTTCTGATAATAAGTTTAATGGTGTTTCTGTTGCTGTTTCAAATAAAAATTATGTAAATACTTTGCCAAGTCCACAAGGGTGCAGAGGTAATGTAGGAGGTAAACAGATTACTAATTACAAAGGCGGAGGAGGCGGAGGTGCCGGAGATGTTGGTATGAACCATGATGAAGAAGCAACTATAAATGATGGATATGGAGGTATAGGTTTAGCAATAGATATTACTGGAACATCTGTTGTATATGCTGGGGGGGGCAGTGGTGCAGATTTTTATGGTTCCGTTGCACAAGTAATTGACCCTAATTATTCGACTATACAATCACGAGGAGGAGGAGGATATGGTTCTGATAATGAAACACCACAGAATGGTTTAGATGGAACAGGAGGAGGAGGAGGTGGCCAAGGTAATGACGGAGCAGTAAGTGGTAATGGTGGGTCAGGTATTGTTATTATAAGATATGGTATATCATCATCGACAATAGAATTAAAAAGAGGTTCTGCAAGTGATAGTAAAACTGATTTTAAATTAGGTAATTATGATGGCGATTTCAAAATAATATCTTCGACATCTGGAATAAATACAGATAGATTAATTATTAACCAAAACGGCAATGTAGGAATAGGTAGTATAACACCAACAAGTAAACTCCATTTATATGATGAAGTTAATACTACAAAATTAACAATACATAATAATAATATTACTGATGATAATAATAGTATTGAATTGTTTTCAGCCCCTTTAGCAAATGTAAGTGGAAATATTACAGGTTCAAAAGATAAGTTTATGATTTTCAAAAAAACCGGAATAAATTATACTTTTACAATTCCTTTTGGTGGTATGGTTTGTGATATATTGATGATCGGAGGAGGTGGTGGAAGTGGTGGAAATGGTGGTGGTGCAGGTTCAGGAGCGTGTATAGTAGCAATAAATCAAACATTACCAGCAGGTTCTTGTGTTGTAGTTGTAGGTGACGGTGGTGTTAATTTCGCGGGTGGTTATGATTGCTCTATATCAGTTGCGGGAACTACAAGATTTCTTGCGAGAGGAGGTGGTAATGGTGGAGGTTATGGTGGGGGTGGTGGGTGGGGTGGAAGTGGAGGTGGTGGGGGTAGAGCAGCTGGAGGAGTAACACTCCGTGGGTATCCCGTAGGTGATAATGTGGTTAATGGTTCATATACTGGACCTACCTCAACATCAACTTACGTGGTTTTAGGTAATGCAGGTGGACAGACCGCATACGAACCGGGGCAATCAGGAGGCGGAGGTATAGGCGGAGGCGGCGGAAACAACGGACCGTATGCCCAAAACGGAGGAGGAGGTGGAGGATTAAATGAAGTAACAATTAATGGAATAGTATATAATTTCAAAACTTGGTTTGCGAATAATGAAGCATTTAGTGAGAATAATGATGGTTATATTGGGTGGGGGGGGAGTGGTGGGGGTGGAAATGGTGTTGCCTATACAGGCAGTGGAGGGGGGAGTGGTGGGGCTGGCGGCTCAGGAATAGTTATGATAAGATATAGACCTATTATTTCTAAAATTGCATCTATTGAATTAATACAAGGTTCTGCAAATGATAGTAGAACAGATTACAAAATAGGGAATTATAATGGTGATTTCAAAATTATATCTTCAACATCTGGAATAAATACAGATGCATTAGTTATTAACCAAAGTAGTAATATAACAATTAGCGGAAATGTAGCAGCAACATCATTTACAGGAGACGGAAGTAGATTATCCGGTATTATATCAAGTCAATGGACTACTTCTAACAATATGATATATTATAACACATCCAATGTTGGTATAGGAACAATAACACCAGCAAGTAAACTACATTTATATAATAATACAATAAATACAACAACATTATCTATACATAATGAATTTACAGGATATGGTGTTGCTATAACTTCATCACCATTAGCACCATCAACAGGAACTACTGGGATTTATACATATATGGTATTTACATATACAGCAGAAACAGCTGGGACTGGTTCAGGACAAAGTCTATATACTATTAGTGTGCCATCAGGAGGCAAAATATGTGATATATTAATGGTTGGCGGAGGAGGTGCAGGAGGTAAAGATGTTGGAGGTGGTGGTGGTGGTGGTGCGGTGTTATATGTAACAAATATAAGTTTAGGTGAAGGTAATTATGATATTAAAGTTGGCAATGGTGCAATACAAGGAGAAGTTAGAGGAAAATCAACAGAAGGGTTTGGTGCAACTATATTAGGAGGTGGTTGTGCAGGTGATGTTGCATTTACCAGCGCAACAACAGCAAATAGTGGAGGTAGTGGTGCGGGTGGTAAGAGTACAAATTCAAGTATAACTGGGAATCCTACACAGACAGGAGGAAATGTAGATACATCCGCAAAGGGAACTATATTAACTACAGCAACATTATATAATGGTAATGTTGGAGGAACTGGTTCAATAACAAATTTTTCCGGGATGCAATCTGCTGGAGGTGGAGGTGCTGGTGCGGTTGGTGGTAATGGCAATGGTAATAATGTACAAACAGGGAACGGAGGAGCAGGTGTATTAGTTAATATTACGGGTGTAGATTATTATTGGGGTGGTGGTGGAGGTGGTGGGGCGTATGGCAATGGTTCTGTGACAACAAATGGAGGACTTGGAGGAGGAGGAGCTGGTGGAACTGGAAACTCTGGAACTGATAGTATTGGAACAGTAGGGGGGAGTTCTTTCACATTACCTATACTTAAGGACGCAGGACAACATACGGGTGGAGGAGGAGGAGGAGGTGGATATTCAAATTCAACTGGAGGGAAAGGAGGAAGTGGTATTATTATAATAAGATATTTAACACTATCATCATCATCATCATCATTTATTGAACTATTAAGAGGAACAAATAATGATTCTAATACTGACTATAAATTAGGTAATTATAATGGTAATTTCAAAATTATATCTTCAACTTCTGGAATAAATACAGATGCATTAGTGATTTACCAAAATAGTAATGTTGGTATTGGAACCAGTCTTCCAGATAGTAAACTACATTTATATGATAATACTATTCGTGAAACTAAATTGACTATACAAAATAATATGACTACTGAATTGTTTTCAGTCCCTTTAGCAAATGTAAGCGGAACTATTACAAATTCAACAGATAAGTTTATGATTTTCAAAACAACAGGAATAAATTATACTTTCACAATTCCTTCAGGAGGTATTAGTTGTGATATATTGATGATTGGAGGCGGTGGAGCTGATTACTCATCATCAGGTGGTGGAGGTGCTGGTGCATGTATAGTTGCAATAAATCAGACATTAGGTTCTGGTATTTGTTCAGTATCAATAGGCAGCGGTGCACAAGCATTACAAAAATCACTTAACGGTGGCGATACTACAATATCTGTTGATTCAACTATATTATATAGGGCAAAGGGAGGAGGAAGCTCTGTCAGTCAGACTGGTAATGGTGTCGCAGGAGGATGTGGTTCTGGGGCAGGGTATAATATTGGTTCTGGTGGAAGCAATGTGATTACAAATATTGTTGCAGGTGTTACAACTGGCCCAATTATTACAACAAGTTATGCAGTTTTAGGTAATAAAGGGGGTGACCAATTGCAAAATGCGGTGTTCACGTCTGGGGTAACTTATAATAGAGCTGGTGGGGGTGGTATAGGAGCAGTAGGTGAAAATCGTGTTGCAAATGGTGCGCCTGGAAAAGGAGGTGATGGATTATACCAAGTAATAATTAATTCACAACCATATAATTTCCGAAGTTATTTTGCAAATAATACTACATTTGGAGTTCAAGATGGATCAACTGGTAATTATTATATAGGAGGTGGTGGAGGTGGTTCGTCTGCATCATACGCAAGTGCAGGAGGATTAGGAGGTGGTTCAGGAACAATAAGTGTACAAGCTGTTCCAAATACAGGTAGTGGAGGTTGTGGAAATGATAGTGGTGGTGGTTCAGGAATTGTAATAATAAGATATAGGGAAATGAAGCCTAGAACATCATCAATAGAATTAATTAGAGGAACAAATAATGATAGTAATACAGATTATAAATTAGGTAATTATAATGGAGATTTTACTATAAAATCATCAGTATTAGGAGTGGAAACAAATAGATTATCTATTATTAGTTCAGGTAATGTAGGAATCGGAACAACAAACCCAGGCTTTCTTTTAGAAGTAGCAACTGGGACAGGATCAACATTAACCACTTCATATACGTATTTTAAATTATCAACAGCGCTATTATCTGCGTCGACAGCAATTGCAGATATTTGCTCGAAGTTTAATTCCAGTATATGGACTGCGAACGGCGGTTCAGTTATTGCAAGTAGTGATAGTAGAATCAAAGAATATATACAAGATATTAATGATGATGGTGCGTTACAAAGTATATTAGCAATTGAACCAAAAACATATAAGTATATTGACAAAGTAATAAAGGGTGATACAAAAGTATATGGATTTATAGCGCAGCAGATAAGGGAAGTTATACCAGAAGCAACGAGTCTTCAAAAATCATATATACCTAATATCATGTTATTAGCAGATTATAATAATCATATCATAACATTACCTTCGCAACCGATTTACATAATAAAACATAATGACAAAATAAAATGTTATGACAAAGATTATAAGGATGTTTTCGTGGATGTTGTGGAGGTTGTAGATGGCTTAACATTTAAGATTAAAGAACCAGAAAAAGAATATACAGATACTAAAATATTTGTGTATGGAACTCATATAGATGACTTCCATACATTAGACAAAAATTATATATATACTTTGAATGTTTGTGCAACACAGGAGCTTCATCGACGTATAGAAGCACAAAATATAACTATAAAAGCACAAGAGGAACGCATAAAGGAATTAGAAACAAAGATGGTGCTGGTTCTAAATCATGTATCTATATAATTTAATCATATATGTATTATTATCTACATAAAATGGTAATGGTTATACTATAATAATTTGAATTAAACATTCATATATCAATAATATATAATTTTTTATAATATTAATAATTAATATAATGAGTGAAAAAATCGAAGAAGAAAAGAGTGTCTTTAAGATGGCGCATAATATAGAATTTAAAATAGAAAAAATGTTGTCAAAGACTGAATCGCTAGTATTATTATGCAGTAAAGCATCGGGATATTGGAGTATGGTTAAGTTTTGCTTTGCAATCCCCCTTGTAATAACGTCATCTGCAATGTGTGTAATTAATTCTATAAGTGATAATGCAGAAGATGTTAAAATACCAAATATTTGCGTTAATGCAGTGAGCGTATTAATAATGTCTTTGAATAATAGTATCAAAGCAAGTGAGAAGTGCGATCTCTTCAGGCGTATAGGTCAGCAACTTTTATTACTTACAGGAAAAATAGAAAATGATAATGAGATTAAAGAAGACGACTTTAAATTGTTGGCGATGTCCTACGAAAATCTTGTGAATGATATACCATTCGAAGATATACCAGACAGATACAAACAGCAAGTTATTGAAAGTTTTAAAGGTAGACATTTACCATTACAGCTAAATGGAACAATAGGTAATAATGAATCGTATAAAAAAAATTCAGCAGAAATTGTAATGCGCCAACAAAATGCGATAATGAATGTATAATATATACATAGTATACGTTTGTATACGTTTGTATACATTATATATCTTGGTCAATGTCATTGTCATTATAATCATTATAATTATCATTGTCGACACAATTATAATCGTCGTCTTTCTCATCATCTTTGTAATCATCAATGTCGTCGGCATCATCTTTTTTGGCATTACCGCCACCATTATCATCAACCGCGCCAGCTACGTCAGCCACATCATCTATGTGATTGTTATTATAATTATCTTTGATAATACCTGCAGCTTTAACTTGGCGACGTATTTCGTTTTCTTCAATATCAAGGTTTTGGTTTTCTTTTAATTTTTTATTTTTGTATTCCTCGCGTTTTTCATTAATAAAAATAGTGATTTCTTCAGGTGTTAAAAATCTATTATATTTTCCTTCTAAATAACTTTTTAAATAATCATGTAATCCTTCTGCATTATATGTTATAAAATCGCTTGGAATATTTTCTATTCCAGATAAATCAGGATGGTTTAAACAATTACTAATAATTAAAATATTAATTGTATTTATTAATTCCATATTATCATTATTCGTAATTTTATTTAACTTATAAAGATGCTTCATAATCTTCTTAATTTCTTTAATGGCGGTAATAATTTTACTTACCAATGTTTCATTATCTTTGTATGTTTGGGATGAATTAACATTAACATATAATATTTTGCATATGTTCAGTAATATTTCCTTGTAATTAATATATTTGCAATTTAAAAAGTCTGAACTTATATTTTTTTTAACTTTTTTAAGCTTCTTAATATTATTTGTTATAACAGTTTCTACTTGGTCTATTTCGTAATTTACAATATTATCAATTAAATTATTTGGTAATAGTTCAGATTTATCGCGCATTTCTTCTAACCACTTATCTATATTGTTGTTATTAATGCTGTATATATATGGCTTTTTATCAATATATTTTATATTTTTATATTTTTCCCGAATTTCTTTTGCATATATGTCATCATTATCTCCGCGTCCATTATCCTCATCTTCAATCTCAAAGTCTTCGCTTTCGTCACTACTATCTTTTCCTTTCACTTTACCCTTCCCTTTTTTAGTTTTCTTTTTGATTATCTTCGGTGCAGTAAAACGAAGATCTCTTTCCTTGTTAATCAGTCTCATATTTGAATAACGGTCCTTTAATTTTATTATTTCGGTATTATTTGTAATTTCAAAATCGGATATATCATTAAAATTATTGTCTAATTTGCGTAGGCAACAACCTTGAATATATTTATGTATTTTTTCAAATTTTGAATTATTACTGGGTGTAAATAATAATTTATCTATATAATATAGTTCTTCGTCTGTATGCTTATGTTTATCAGTGTTACATTTATTTTTCCGTTCAGTATCATTCTTATTTAACAATTCATTTAAAACCTCCTTGTCCTTGTCTTTGTATTCTTCTTGAATTATATTTATCAGCGTTTGTTTCAAACCTTTAATATTTATCATGTAATCATTTTTATCATTGTATTTAAAGAAGTCGCCAATAATCTCTATAATATAATATAATAACCCGCGAGTAGTCAGCTTATCAATATGGTTTGGATTTAAATAATTCATATCAAGAGATATTTTTTTATTAATTATATTTTCTTGCGTTTCCACAATCCAGAAGCAAATTGAATTAAAAAAGATAATATTAATATTTTCTATAAAATCATCGTTTATCTTTTTAATTATATCTGCATACATTTTATCAATATGCTTACTATATGATATATGCGCTGGTGTCATAACTGCATATTTTTTTGCATATTTAGAAGCATCTTCGACATTCTTCTTTTCAAATTCCTTTAAGTATTTATCATATCGAGTGGATATGCTACGATATTTTTTAAATAAATAATTAGACAGGGCATCAAAGTCTATGTCAATATTTGCAACATCATTAATTTTTTTAATCATCTCAAGTATTATTTTTAACATTTCAATAAATCCTTTTTCATTACGGAAGGTAATATTTGATATATATCTATTTAAATCATAAACATTTGCAATTTTATTTGTAGCATCAACAGCAATGTCATTTGCGATTCCCTTATTTTCATCATCTATTATATCATCGTCATCTTGCGCGCCTTCGTAATTATCTATATCATTACCGTCGCATATTGCTTTATTCTCTCGCTTTGATATAACATAGTGCTTTCCGTCTTTGTCGTAATCGAATATGTGTTCTCGTGAATGTATAAATAAATTTTTAATATTCGTATGATGTTCTTTGATATTGTCAATGTTTTCTTTTGCATCTAATATATCATTAATAGTTTCCAATGTATTTTGTATATTAATATGCTTAATTGATATTTTGAGCTCTTCGATTATATCTTCGATTGAAATGGCGTCTTCATTTATTTGCTTAATAATGTCATATATATTATAATTTTTCAAAGGAAAAATATTTGCCTGTATATTGTCATTTTTATAATTATTTATAAGCTCTCTTGTTTTTTCAAGAAAAGCAACTATATCAGCAGATATGTTAATAACTTTGAATGCTTTATCTATATTATCAAAGAATGTTAATTTTCTGTTAATTAATAGTGGTTTCTTTATTTTAAAACCTTTATGAATATTTTTCCTTTCTTTTTCATTCTTAATTATAGTAACCATATAATCGAAAAGGACTTCCAAATCTTTGTCTGATATAAAATCCAATGAATAATCGTATTTTTTGAATATATTATTAATATTACTATAATCTAAATAGAAGCTGTCTTTGTTTTTGTTGATTTCATTAATAATCATGCTTATGTCTGGTCTCGTATTCTTAATTAATTCATATATATCTCTGTAATTATTTGAAGGTTTATAGTTAGTATTAATAGTATTTGATAGATGAGATGCAATTTTAGAATATAGATAATCTTCGTTCGTAGAAGTTGGAATCTTGTAATACGACCCAATAATAGGCAGATTTATATCATCACTATCATTTATATTATAAATATCTTCGACTTTTTCTATTTGCCTACATTTTGTAGTAGAATAGTCCTTAATTATTGGATAATATTTAGGAAAGTCGGGTTTTGTATTTTGTTCATCAGTAGATATAATAGTATTTGTATTGTGTATTGGTTTTAATTTTATCTTGTCTGTTTTTCTATTATATTCAATGCAAAATCGTCGCTTTACGAAGTCGGCGAGGTCACTCTTATTATTATATTTATCTATAAAATTAAAGGTGGCGTCCTTGCTAAAATCTTCACCGTATTTTTCTATTTCTCCATCTACAGCAAAAACATAATTACTATAATCATTTATTTTACCATTTTTGCTTTCAATATTTATAAGTATTTCATAAAATAAGCTTCTAATCAAATCAGATTTTTTTTTATTTTTAAAAAAATTATATAAATTATTATATATTTCTTCTTTGTCCAATGCAATAAAAGAAGGGTTAATTTTGCTCATTTCATCAAAAGAAAGTATTTCGGTGTATTCAATATCATCTAATTCTTCATCAATATATTCAATATCTTCTGTATCTATTGTTGCCATTTTGAAATTAGGTTTCTATTTAATACAATAATATATATTATTATTAGATATATTATTAGAAAAGCGAAGTATTTATTTAATATTATCAATTGCGAATTTTGACCAATCATTTTGAATCTTTGACAATTCTTCTATAATTGTTGTGCAATTTGCTTCGAGAAAGGTTGCGAATACTTTTGGGCTATTTGAAACATCAATATTCTCTAATGATATGCGAATAATCATTAGGGATTTTAGCGGGTGCGGGCAAATATATCCAATATAAGTGCAAGATATTTTGTCTTTGAATTGATTCTTCTCGCGAATATAATGATTATGAATATAAGACTGTATAATATTACCAAGAGTATCATCTTCGTCTTCTACGATGAATTCGTATGTTCCTTCGATATTTTGAAATTGCTGTATTTTGACTTTTTCTGAAATCTCCGCATTTAATTCTTTCTTAAGCAATTCTAATTTATTTATAATGATGTCTAATGATTTAGATACTAAATATTTAGGACCTATATTATGATTTATGCTTTCTATATCAAACTTAAATCTTGTAGGGTCGCCATATTTATTTTTATAATATGACCGTTCTTTGTCCAATATATTACTTTTTTGGTCAGCTTCTTTTGGGTCTTGAATATATGAGAAGTTAGATAATGAGACAGGATTAAACGATGCATTATCTCTGCCTTTTCTTTTCACAATATTTGCTTTAAAATGTAAATGTTCTCCGGTTCTTAATCTTGTAATCAAGATATAATCTTTTGAAATTTTATTTGCAGGGAAAATATCTTTCAATTCTGTTTCGCTTATATTTACGGAATTACGCGTTGCAGTAATATGATTTGTTGTTACATCAATTGTTTTATTTGTTGTATTTTTCATATTTAATTCGATTTGCAAGACATTATCTTCGAACGTATTTATTTCGTCTTCTTTGAGACATATAGGAATAAGTCCAATCCTATGGATAATTATTTCATTATGTAGAGCTCCGTTATTAATTAATATTTCGACAGTAGGGTCATCATTCTCTAATTTTTCACCGATAATACCGGGTGTTGGAATATCAGTTAAAATAACTCTTCTAATACCATTTACTACTGCGAGGTCAATGTTATATATATCAAAACTATGACAATTTGAAGGTTCGTCATATGAGTAGTTCTGAAACATTTGCATTATATATATTAATATTATATCTATCTTATATATCATTTTTTAATATATTTTAAAAAATAAATAATATTTATTAAATTAAGTGGCGGCGCGGCGACGGCGACGGCGAAGGGCAGAACGACGGCTAGGGGATGCGGAACGGGGACGAGGGGATGCGGTGCGGCGAACAACTTTCTTAACTCTATTTTTGGCACCTCCTGATAATTGAGATGATAATTGAGATGATGCAGCTCGTAATATTTGGTTCATTGCACTTTGTTCGCTGAAGGGTTCTACAACGGGACCGGGTTTATCATCGCCGGGTTTATCATCGCCATCTTCGCCATCTCCTCCGAAAGTTCTTTTTTTAAGAAATTTCTTTGGTGCCGCCTTCTTTTTCATTGCAGCCTTCTTTTTCATTGCAGCCTTTTTTCCGGCAGTCTGCGTCGTTGCTGGTGGGTCAGACATCATTTCATGTAAAAAGCCGCCTAAAAATAGTTTAAGATTTTTTTGAAGTTTTACTTTACGCGCTTTCTTTGCAGCAAGAGGCGCTAAAGGTTTGCGATGTTTTAGATTTTTTCTGTATCCACCACCTTCTTGACTTAAAAGAGTAGGATCCATATATTACAATATTCTTTCTATATATATGCGCGATTTTTATTTTACAAAATATAAAAAATAGATATTAAAATATATTAAATTAAATAATTGAGGTTGCGAAATAATTAGGAAATTAAACTTGTCATAATTGCGAAACACATGGATGTTCGTTTAGACATTTCGTTAATTGGATTGGATGCAAAGAATTGAATAAGGGTTTTGATATTATTAACATCATTGCATTGACATAGATAATGATATACATTTCCCATATTAATCATTTTTGTCTTATATGTATTTACTTGCAAATTACGTAGTTGCGCCAAATGATATTGAATAATCGGCGGGAATTGTTTATCCATGTCTTTGTTCATTTTGTATCGATTATAATTAGGGTAATAGATTGTCGTAGCTTTGTAATAACTATATAAACTATCTTTGATAGTAGATATAATGGTATGAACAAGATATGTAGGGTCTATTTTTTGTCCATTATTATCAATCGGTAAATTAATTTCAGGGTTATAATTAGCGATATAATCCTTAATCGTATATTCCGGTTTATTTTTCATATAAACTGAAATAATATTCATCCAAATGTTTGGATGACACGGGTCGGTTTCTTCGCGATAATTAATTGCATCAGTTGAAATTTTATAAAGTTTTACTTTGTCATTTACAACTTTTTTAACAATCAATCCGTAACTATATTGTATGTTGTTAATATGCATATATGCTTCCTTTATATTATTAAATGGTAAAGGATATTTAACACCAAGTTCAATAAGTGACGGAATAATTGATGATATAATGTCATTTTCGATAAGCGTATCGCGATGTTTAGTATTAATATGAAACATTTCCATATAATTATCACCAAGTAATCCGGTATAATCTATAATATGTTTGTTTTCATAATGAACAATAATAAACTCATACGCCATACTAGGGTCAAGATGTTGAACAAATAGATTTCTTAATGTTACTGAAACTTCCTCCGCGGTTAAAGCGGATAATTCTTCGGCGGTAAAGTGTTGTTTGTAATATTTAAACAAGATTTCGTCAAACATATTGCCGTGTTTTTTTGTAGGATGCGAGAACTTTGAACTATTTGCATCAGGACAACTTGACGTCCCAAAGAACCATTCATTCTTGTAATTATAGACTGTAATGATTGTTCCGTCATATGCTTCGTAAATCTTATCATCTGGTGAATATACGGTATTGATATAATTCATATACTCAATACGTTCAGGGATTGAGTTTGCATATGTTACAACGATATTATTATTACAATTCATACTAAAATCAAGAACAACGCTTCTACATTGCTCATATAATTCTTTAAAATTTTCAACATTATTTCTTAAATATGAATTATGAAGCAGAACAATATCACCACGACCTCTAAATTTTTTAACTTTCATTAAAGGCCAGAAATGATATTTCTTCAAAAGAGAAATGAGACAATTCGCATAATTGTTTTCATCATTAGGAACATCGCAACAAACAAGATTGCGTTCTTCATAAAGTTTGAAAGTTTCTTCTACAAGTTGGTAAAGGTTGGTTGGAAATTTAAATGTTGAACTGTCGGGATTCATTTTGTCTGATGTTATGTCTTGTTGTAAGTATTATTACATAATAATAAATGCTTATATCAATTTTTATTATTATAATGAAAAAAAATGAATTAATATATCTAAAATTTATTTTTTATAATATTTATCAAACCATACTTGCCCAACATGTTTAGATGCATCTTCTGACGTTATTTTGTTATCAATAATTTTATCACGCATTGATAAAAAGAATTCTAAACTTTCATAATTAAATCCCTCTTTTTTTGTAACCATATCGAAAAGCATTGGGTACCTTTCCTCGAACGATTTAAATCTCTCATCCTGTCTAATCTTGTTAATTAATTCTGAATGGTCGGTTGCCGCTTTATTATTTTGCATATAAAGCATAATATCTTGAACAGTATCTCTAATATCTTTGGTTTCTAAACCATCACTAACAAACTCTGGAACATTATTAATTTTTACTTTCTTATTTTTGCCTTCATTATTAGAGTCTCTTTTATTTTTATGCGAACTCATCAATTAATATTAAGATACTATGATACTATTAGATATATATAATATAATCTTTATATTATTTATATTTTGACATGCCTATTGAATCTTCTCAAAATATAGTAATATTTAATAGGAATATAAAAAGCCAAAATGAGAAAAAAGAGAGATATTAAATATATTTGTTCAAATTTTATTCCTTCTATTGTAGTAGAATAAATATAAAAAATGAAGAATGAACTAATGTATTCAGAGTTAGATTATAGTCCAAATGTAAAAGCGCCAGAGCCATTAAAAAACGCGGGTTTATATACAGGCGAAGTATTATTTGACAAAAAACCTTGGGGGAACAATTATGTAATTCCGCATATTGAACCGGACGCTGTTGCATATTGCGCTCAATTCTATGCAAGCCATCATATCCCGTCATATAATAGACCAGGGAATAATAGCATAAATAGCCCGCAATATAAAACATATAATTTACCAGGAGATAATAACCATTATAACTTTACATGTCATACTAATGATGTTCTAGGTTGAGGTTTTCTAATAATATCCTTGTTTTTTTCTAAAAAGTTACATATATATTCGTAAGTTTCATTAACTTGTTCGAATGTAATTCCGCCTGTAATCAATACACTTCCGCTTTCAAATAAAGCACCTGTTACTTTCTTACATTCGCCTATATTTTGCCCTGAACCTTTACCGTAACAATATTTAGGACACGAACATATCCCATTTTTATTTTGATTGTTAATATTCCAGAAATATTCTAATTTTACGCCTTGGTAAATTCCTGGTTGAAAACTGCATTTATTATTATATTGTTCGTTAATAAATAATTTATGTATTTCTTTTCTTCGAATCTCAAAACCATTTTGAAGTTCAGGTTCCTTGTAAACTTTGAAATCAGTATTAATCATACGTATTTTGAAGTTTTGATATTTTAAATCTAATTTATAATCTGGATCTGCAGTTACATTTACAATAATATTTTTATCAATAGTGTTGTAAATCAACTTAATATCATTAATTATATGATTAACAATGTGCTCTGTATCCCTGATGTCCTTAATTCCCGTTAATTGTATATTGCCATTTTTGAATATTTTAACATTTGGTATATATTTATCACTAAACTTATATATCACTGTAACTTGATTGTCAAATCTATTCTTTTTCATAGTATTTTTTTTGCTTTTCCTCCTTTTTTTAGGATATACACCCTTCGATACATCTACGCCGTTTTTCATAAACTGAACCCATACAATACCTTTGTCATCACCCGCAATAACATTTTCAATAACATTTATATTATCAAATAATATTCCAAGATTTATATTAATATCATTACCTATGTTTGCATTGCAAGTGATAGTCGAAATTCTATAAGGCGAAAAGAATATATTACTCATTTTAAATTGTAGTTATTGGCGCATATATATAAGAATATAATTCTTTATATCATTTTTTATATTAATGTGAAACAATTAAACTTAATTTACTGTCTATTGTGTTCTTATTTTTTTTAATATTAATATTTTGATTATCTAATTTAATATGCATATTATCTGTTATATTTTTAAGATACGATGTATTTACAACTTCATAACTAAAATTTGTAGAGATCATAGGAGGAAGATTAAGAATATATGTCTTATCGTTCGTATAATGCCCCTTGCGAAACTCATCTATTGTCATTGGTCCATTGAATATTTTTAGTAAAAATCTTGATGGTGCAGGACGAATAGGATGCATAATTCCATAGTGCTTGCTTAACATTTGAATTAAACTATTAATTTCCCATACCTTGTCACTCCCACAATGAGAAGAAAAATTATATGCATTCGCGCACTCGAGAGAGCAGAAATTTCCAAATAATATATATGTGTCCGTTTTTATATTATATTTATAAGGCATCCCGTAAGTCCTATTTTCAATTGGATGACAGCACCAATAACAATTATTGGTTGAGTTTAAAAATTCTTCCTTATGAGAAACTTTTAAAGAATATTCACTATTATCATTATCAAATATAATATTGTCTTGTATTGTGCTGTATGTACTATTTTCATTTATATAGAAACAATTTGGTTCATAAGGTTCGGGAAATTCTTTGCAGATATTATCAATAATGTTTAATTTATTTATTTGAGCATTTGATAGAGGCAATTGCAATATTATATCTTCATTATCAATTATAGATATATCCTTTATTATTGTATTCATTAAATTCTTCTTTTTCTTTGGTTCACTTATCTTGTCGTCAATTACCTTTGCTTTACGCGGCATTTATTATAAGTGGTGTCTTATATAATATATATGTGCGTTTATTATTTATATATATTTATTTATCAAAATAATTTTTAAAATATACAATATTTTTAATTAAAGATTCATTTATATTTTCAGAAGGATTTTTAACATTTGTTTCAAACTTTACATTGCCTTTAGCAGAAGATATGCATTTCATTTTAATTTCTTTAATTTCATTATTAAGGGAGTTTATAGTATCTATTAAATATTTAATAATGTATCCTGATAATAAAATTAATATTATCACAAATAAATCCATTCTCTTTTATTAAAGCTGGATATAAAAATTATTAAGTATTTTATTTACAAGTATTATGTATTATGTATTATACTTAAAGTTTGTAATCCCTCCATTAATCATAAATACGTTAATTACTTTTGAAAATATAAGTATTTCAAAATTAATATTATTTTCTTTGTATCCATATTTTTCATATAGAGAAGTTATTCTTAATAAATCAAATAAATATGTGTATTCTTTTCTATTTACTATGTTTTTTTGAGTTCCTAAATCATTATTATTATTAATAGTCAAGGTCAAAGACGTCGAAACCCTTTGACTATTATATGAACCAGCAGTTATTATTTTTTCTGGAAATAACGAAAATGAATAGCAATATAATCCTGTTCTTGGAATGTTCGTATGATATTGGTATGGTTGAATATTATTATAAAAATAGGCATTTTCTTCTTCGCGAACTATAGTTCTAGCCCAATTAATTTTTGCAGTATTTAATATACCCATATTTTCATTATATAAATGCGAAGCAGTATAGTTGTCATAAATATTAAACATTTCAACAATATCTTCTCTTCGTAGAACCCATATTAGCTCTTTTACATGTAACTGATTACTTAAATTTGTTAATGTAACTGTTTTAGATGATTCTGTAATATTTATGAACTCATTATTCGTAACTGTAACATAATCAACAATATATTCATTTATACCAGATAATGCGACTTCTCTATATTTGCTGTCAAGTAGTATATAATTAACATACAGTATGTAATTTATAGAAATAGGTTCCTGACTAGCTATAAATGTTTTAATATCAACAACCTGTTCTCCAGAATGATATATTTTATTATAGAACTTTGGTGATACATATAGTTTGAGTGTATTGCACCATACTTGATATAATTTTTCAATACTCCTTGTTGTAATATCAACTAATATTTCTCTTCCATGCATTTTATATATTGGTAATGCTAAAGATGGATTGCGAGTAAACCAAAAATTTAATGGAATCTGCAATTCTCTCCCTTTTATTGAAGGGTTTTCCTTATCTTTAATTTTGTCTTTACTTGGATATAATGAATTATATAATTTATTATTTTTAATAACATATTTAGTGCTATTATTGTTTGGCTCTACAAGTTCGGGTATATTTCCAATTAATTTATTATAATCATTCCCATCTTTGCTTGTAAGTTCATTCCATATATTCATCCATTCGCCATATAATCTATCTATAATAACATCTCCATCTGTTTTTATTATTGCTTCAATTATAAAAAGATGACCTATATTTTTAACCCATCTAAATCTATGGACTTCTGTTGAATATATATCTGGTAGATTTAAACTCAAGAATATACTATTTACTAAATCTCCTGAACGCCCTATCTTAAAATTAACAGTTATATTTTGGTCTGGGTTATTTAACTTTATAACCCCATGGTGATATGCTTCTATTTTCAAATTTTGCATAGAGAAATTTACATGCCTATTATATACATGTTTAAAGTAATTGATATTAGGATTTGCTGTTATTTGCCCATCCATTTGTCCACGTAAAACCAATTGTGCTAAACCACCGCCCATATTACTATATTATAATAATGATACTTTAATAATATCTTATATATTAAAAAATAATAAAATATAAGATTGCATCACATATATCTTTTATATATCATATTTTTTTATAAAGTTAGATATTTTTTCGAATTTCCGTTCATCATTGAAAGATGCAATAATTTTAGGAACTTCACGTGAATTATCGACAATGACTATTGTAGGGAAACTTGTAATTTTCATAAGTGTAAGTCGCTCTCTACCCTCTTGGGTGTCAGAACCAAATTTTTTAAGTGTTATTTTTGTAAATTCACCAGCTTTAATTAATTTTTCCCAGGTGGCATCAAACTCTTCACAATGATGACACCCTACCATATAATAATATTCCACGCGATAATTATTATTAAAAAACCCTTCGCTTATTTGTTGTTTATTTGCAATTAATATAACAGCTGCGATAAATACTACTGAAAGTATAATAATATAGGAAGATGATGCAAATGAACCAAATACACTTTTACCTGCCCCGAATATACTCTTACGACTATTAAGACTCTTGAGACTACTAGTTTTAATCCTACTATTTTTTAACATTTATTCTAACATAATGATATATTATTAATCTAACCCTTCGCCCTAAATTATATTGTCAATAATTTCAGGATATTTATATTTATTACAAACTAAATCTTTCATGTTTTCAGTATCAGGTGTAAATATTATATGGGTATAAAAGTTATATTTTTTATTTGATATTATATTATTTAAAAACTCTTCGAATATATTAAAACATATTAAAATAATTCTACTATCTAAATCATCATAATTAATATGGTTATTTGATGGAGTATCTACTAAATATACACTAAAATCTTTTGTTTCCAAAATATTCTTATATTCTAATACATCATCATTACATACGACAATTGTTCGATATATTAGGTTTGTTTTATAAATATTATCTAATTCTTCTACAAACTTAATTTTCAAATCCATATCCATGATAATATATATTATATATATAATTATATATATATAATTTTTATATGCGAACGATATATGATTTATATATAAGATTATTAAATATATTTATAATATAAATGGATGACAAAGTAATAAAAATCAATCTATCTGTTTTTAATCATCTCTATAATATTAATAATGATGTCCCTAGTGCAATTATAAATAAAGCTGAAAATCTCAAAAAATCTTGCAATTGTTTTAATTCATTCTATGACCCTAAAATGATATGGGAAAAAAAATTATTTAATAAAAAAGAAAAGAACACAACCAATCCTGAAGCTGCAAGTAATGTAAATAATAAGGGACGAGTTCATATTATTATCCCTGACTTCTCGGATTCATCTAATATAAAGAGAACTTTGATTGGATATTTAAATAAATTAACACAGAAGAATAAGGAGTTGATTTATGAAAAGATTAAAGTTATAATTGATAGTAACAATACGGATGAGGTTTTCTTAATTATATGGTCATATATCAAAGTATCTGATTGTGATAATAATATATATATTAAATTATTAGAATATTTTGAAAGCGACTTTTTAAATAATAGTATTAATAAATTATGGGATAATTATTTAAATAATGATGAATGGAAACCGCCCAAATATATATATGAAAATAATTTATTATTATTAAATAATGAATATGAATTATACTGCGATTATATTAAGTGGAAGAAAGGGATACATAATATAAATATTATATGGATTAAATATAAAAAAGCAAATATTTCGCAACTATTAAATAATATTCATAATTATATGCTGGAATGCATTAATAACCCGAATATTCATAAGTATATTATAGATATATTTATGGAGCAGATTTTAAAAATATTAAATAAATATAATGATACTAATATAGTTGAAAAAATAAAGTCATTAGACATTAAAAACTTTGAAAGCTCAACAAAGTTTTTAATTTATAATATTATAGAAAATAAATAATTTCTACTATTATAGTATAGAGAATTAATGAAAGATACTGATACAACCTTGTCTTTTTATAGCAGTGTATTTATACAATTAATATTTGCATTATTGCTTTTAATTATATGGAGTTATATATATAAGTTAGAAACCATCGGATGTGAATGTTCTGAACATAGTAACAAGACCTTTGTAAAGAATTTCACTATAATTGCTTTACTATATTTCTTCATTACTGCGTTTATACCAATGAGAACTATCGCACAAAATATGGGAGGTGCCGTTGTTCAATTATTAGCATTAGGAACATTTATATTCTTCCTAACTTTCGTAGTATATATATACTATGCGTTTGAATATGTTCGATTTTTAATGAATGAAAAATGCAAATGTTCCGAAGATTTACGTCGTGAAATTATTGCAATTGGAACTATGATTTCTTTATTCTTATTCATAATATTACTATTTACAATTATAATAATCCCTATTTTAATAAGCACATTAACCACGTTATTTATCAAGATACAAGATTTCGAAAGCGAAGTAGAGGAAGTAATTAAAAATCCGGTTAAGTCAATACGAAACACCCCTGGAAGATTATTTAAATCTACAAATGATATTGGTTCATTTGTAAAGGAAACCGCTTCTAAACTAACAAAGGGAAGAAAGAGACGTTGAAAGTTGCATTAAAAGGTCAATATAAAAAATAATTATTTTTTTACAATATATATAATATAAAAAACATATAACTTATATAATATCAATCATAACACATATCAATCATAACACATATTATTCATATAATGATATTGATTTGAACCCTAATAATTCTAAATTTCTTTGTCGTCTATTACAATTTCCTTGATGTAAGGTTCGAGGATTTCATTAACAATTAGTTCCGGTTTAAATTCGTCATAACTCATAAATATTTTAAGAAGTTGCTCTGAAAACCCAGAAATCATCGCGGTTCCTTCTGTTTTGCAATTTACAGGAAAACTTTCTTTATGAGAAGAATTAAGGTTCCAGAATATAAACTTCGGAGGAGTATAATCATTTGCTTTGAATCTTTTAACAATAGTTTTATAAACTGTTTCAATACATTTATTTTCACTATCTACATTTGCCTCATCAAATTGCATATCGGTAAATATGAATAGTTTTTTAGGCATATCAGCATCATTAATATTATTTTCCTTACCATATTTAATAATTGCATCACAGCATTTAACAAAGTCTGTATTATATCCAAAATCTACATCGATCAATGATTTGAAGCAAGTATATAGAGAAGGTTCAATGCCTTTTTCAGTATATTCCTTGTATAAATCATCGGGAATCAATGAAACTAATTCTGGCTTATCGCTAAATGTTAGAAATTTATTTTTAAACATTCCATTGCAACATTGCGATGTAATAATACCTAGAGAAATCGCAACTTGCGCAGGAATACTACCATTGCAAGCTGAAAACATAGACCCCGACAAATCAATAACCGCAAGAGAGTTGCCTAGAATACCACTATTTTTAACGTTTTCTACAATAGTTCTCCATTGTAGTTCAATCGTTTCATTTTCGGTATATTCATCTTGAGTATTGCGAAGATTAACATAGTAGTTTGCTAATTCGTGAGGAAGAATACCAGTTACATTAATTTTGGCTGTTCCGCCTCTTACCTTTGCTAAATATTCGCAATATCTTTCGCTGTCATGATTATTAAACGCTTTGTGCAATCTTTTAGATGCAACTCCAGGAACGCACTCGTAATTAATCTTGTCCCATTCATTATTACAAATAAGCTTTTCTACAATATTAATTTTATTCCTCAAAGGGGTAAGATATTCTTTCCTATATTTTTCCATCTTTTTATTATCTTCTCTCCCATAAAGGTTTGTTGCAATCTTCTTTGCAAATTGCATGCGCCTATCATTTCTATCATTTTCGCTTGGTGCCCATTTGGCGCATAGAGAAATATTGCAAACCTTTTTCTCGGCATCTTCACTTCCCTCCTTATCATCACTGTCTTTTAAGTTCGAAAGGTCTTCGCGTAATTTATCAGCAAATAATGCTAATTCGTAATTTTTACTTAACATTCCATCCGCGCTATTTTCGTAGCAGATATAAAGTAAATCCTTCCAACGCCCATATTTATTAACATATGTAAGAATATTATTCATATATGTATAAGGCTTGTGTTCTCTTAACCACAACATTGCCTGGTTAGAAACTCTTTTCTCCTTCTTTCCTGTCAATCTATCACGTCCATTAAAGATGATTGCAACAGTTTTCACAGGGCTAATACTCCAACACTTTTCAATATACTTATAATTTTGCTCTTCCGTAAGATTGCGTGTATACATCATAAAATAGTCAATAATAATGCTTCCAGAAGTATCCAGTGCAATACCTCCATTCTCGGTACAAGTGTATGCAGACACAGTAGTTTGTTCGGTGCTCATGATTAGATTGTAATCCTTGGTTTTAATTAATATTGACTAATCCTTATGTATCAATTTTTATATTTTAATATAATAAATATAACATAAATAAAATAATACATAAATATAATATAATATGTTTTTAAATTTACCTTGGAAATATCAAAAGTCGCGAGTGTATAATTGTAAATTAAATAATGATGATGAAAGTTATTTGCTTAATAATATTAGAGATTGGGTAATTAATCAAGAACCTTCCGTTAATACATCAACACATTGGTGGTTCAAAGATTTGCCGGATAATATAAAAGACCGTTTTTATGATGTTGCAAAGAATCGAAAAATAATAGAAATGTTTAAAAAATCACTAGGAAGCGATTATGTAATTGACATATTACATGATATGAACGAAATATACGTATCGCCCCCATTGAATAATAACAATAACTTCGTAAAAAATGCTTCTGATAATATTTTTTATACAAGGCATATTGACGGACCCTTCTATTATATTCCATTCGCATCTTGTTATAGGGTTATTGTAGGACTCGATGATAATCGAGATATTATGACAGTATTTAATATTATACCAGAAACCTACATAATAAAAACAGGAGATGTTGTTGCGTTTGACTTCAACAGAGAATGCCATTATATAACGCCGATAATTAGAAATAACATATACGGTAATCATATTAAATATAGAGTAATTTTAAAAATACATTATTGCGTATATCCACGATGGGCAATTGTGTTTGGATACATTTTAAGTAAGCTTTCAATAATGTATAATAAATTATTTAGAGATCTATTCTTATTTACTATCGCGCCAAATAGTGGTTGTATAAAATATTTAGCAAACACAATGATATTATCTACCAAAGTATATCACGATATTGAATACTATATTGGTAATAATAATATTCAATATTTAACGTATTTATATTATATGTCTCTAAATACTCATTATTGCATGTTTTTGTATGGCAGTTCTTTCGTGCATTATTTGAAATGGGTTGATACATTTTGCTATTATAATGGTATAACTAATAACTTATTTAGAAGAGATTATTATTTTTACAGATTCCTTTATATGCTTCAATTTTCACATGTGTTTTTAAAATATAATACGGATGCGCCTGTTTTATATACGTCGATTATTGTTCCTACAATATTTCTATCATATCTTTCTAAATATACTATGTATATACCAAAGATTATAGAGATATACTTAACATTCAATATGTTAAATAGTAATATTCAATTAAAATATTATGAATTATATTACATTTATATGAACGTTTTTTTTAATTATATACAAATGTGCTTTCCCATAGATATGTAAATATATCTATATATTATAGATAAGTTATTCATAATATATCTATATATGGACATAAATATAAAAAGATTAAAGTTAAAAAATGGTATTCGAGTTATAATAGTTCCTTTGAAAACGAAATTAACATATATATCAACAAATTTTTTATTAGGGCGCTATCAAGAAAAAGAAGATGAGATGGGTTTAACGCATTATTGCGAGCATTTATTGGGGCGTTTAACATCACAAAAATACAAGGACGCAACATATATTAGTGATGAAATATTTAAGAGAGGCGGTATGCATAATGCAAGAGTTTATGATTATGAAATGGATCTATATATATCGGGTCTTTTCGTTGATTTAGAGTTTTATATGGATATATTATCAAATACTATTAGTAAATTTTATGTTGAAAATGATATTAAAATTAAGGAAAAAGGGGCAGTTGTCCAAGAGTTAATGACCAATATGTCCGGTTCTAATTATAAGTTTAATTTTAACATGTTCAAATTTCTATATCCTAAATATTCATATATTGTCGATTACAAGAAGCAGATACAATATATTAAACATTTTGATAATAAAAAAATATCCCAATTTATTAAATCCCATTTAAATACAGATAATTTAGTTGTAACTATAACGTGCCCTTCTAACAAGGTAGGTGAAACGATTAAGAATGTTAAAAAATATTTTGGAATTATTAAAAAGAAGAAATCACGGTTTGTATATCCTGAACTTAAAAACCACAATAAGAATTTGCAAATAGTAAATATTAAGAATGATAATATAAATTCAAATAACTCTATAATTTTGCAAATATCAAAGAGGATTGAATTCCTTTCCGAAGAACATTTAATATTATCATATTATATTAGGCATATTCTATTTAATTTTGATAGTGGTATATTTTATAATATATTGCGTAAAGAACTTGGAATCATTTACGGTATTGGATTATATGTTAATATTGATAATTATAATCCAAACATGTCTTATTATAATATATCATCGCGGTGTCAAGATGTTAATATGCCTTTATTTATCGAAAAGTTTATTGAAATTTTGAAAACTTACGATATAAATGACGTGTATATAATGGAATCTAAAAAACATTTTAAATATATATTTGAAAACAAAAAATTCTTTGATTTAACTTCGTACAACGACAAATACAAAGATCAATTGTTATTTTACAAGGACATTGTAAAAAGCAAAGATATTCTAAAAAAAATATTATCAATTAAATCTAGTTCTATAAAAGATTATTTTAATAACGTATTTGTCAAGGACATATTATCAAATCATACGCTCTTCTATTATTCTAATAAAAATATCAATAAAGATATTGAAATGATATATAAAAAAAACATATCAAATGCAAAATATAAATCATATTATATTTCATAAACATTATTTATATTATTTATATCATAATAGAATATAGAATATAGAATATTAAATAAAATATGGATTCGACATATTTTTACATATATTTAATTGCGATTTTTACTGTAACAATAACATTTACACTATTAAGATGTGTATTTAATATACATGATTTAGATATATTTTTTTATCCAAACCATGCAAATAATATTATTGAAAACAAGGTATATTTAATTTCGCACATTATAGTTAATTTCCTACTTGGTTTATTATTTGGGTTTGATATAATACTAGGGATGTTTGTAAAAATAATGATATTCGAAGCATATCTGCATATCATGGAGCATTGTGATATTTTTTACGTATCAAAAATATCTAATTTAATAATAATAGTTCTAATATCATTAGTCAGTTATACGTTTGGAAGCGTCATAAATAAAATATTATATAAATAATATATAATTATCCTATAACAACTCTAATTTACACGGAGGGGTCTCGCTTACATCTCCCTTGAACTTATTCATTCATTTTGTTGTTGATTGTTTCCGTTATATTATCGGAATGTAATTTGAAATTTATAATATTGCGCATAGGACATCTAAACTCAAACTCGTCCGTTGTATTCATCTTGTTATTCTTACTTGTTTCTATCTGTGTCTCAAAATATTTAAATAGGCAATAATCGTGCGCCACAGAGCACACCTTCTCTGTTTTCGTTGAATTGTCGATGTATATTTTTACAATTTTATTTTTCTTTTTAAAGTTAGATAAGCAAATACAGCAGTTATTTGCGGCATTATTACCTTTGAAATCGCATATTTCAAATGGAAGGTTTGTGATATTCCATTTGAAAGTTCTAAACATCATCTTGTGAATACGATGATACGCTTCGCAATTATAAAGAAAACTACCAGAAATATAGTCAAAGTAACAACTATCCCTTAATGCAATTTGCGTTTTAAACTCAACAATATCTTTCATAATACTATGAGTTATTTTCTGCTTATCCAGCAGACTCATCTTGTCAATTATAGTTCCTGTATTCTTTGATATAACAATGCCTTGTTTATTCATTAGAAATATATTTGACAACAAATCTGTTTTGTAGAAAGGCGGTTGATTATTACTATTTTTAGGCATTATAATATCAATATCAAATGATAGTTCAACGCCTGGAAATACATAAGGAACCTTACCAACAATAATTTTGTAGTTAATTTTCCTATGTGTTGTAATAGGTGCGCCAAAGTATTTCATGGTTCTATCAACAACAATATTCGACGATGTGATATTATCAAATCCCGCATCTAAACAGAACAGATTTTGCAAATCAGTAATAAACTGTGTAATATCCTCTTCTGAATACATACAGGCATCAATATCATTTGCAACAATAGTGCGTGCTGCTGTTTCCGGATGAATCAACTTATTCCAGAAAGCACTGGTGTTATAACTATTTGTTTGATTATATAACCTTTTATAATGGTCGCTGATAATGTAGTCCCTGACAAAACCTCCATATACAATCCCCTTGTTTTCAAATATGAGGTTCTTAATATTTTCATATACAATATATTTAATACGTTCGGTAGAGAAGGTGATTTTGACATTATCAGTCATTATCTATCTCAAACCCTTTTGTAAAACACAAACTTTTGCTTTGCAACTACTTCGGATAGATACTCAAACTTCAACGATTTGCGATTGGCAGAACAATAGATTATTTGACTTGAAAAACAATCTATGGCTTTACTATATGCTTTTAAAGTTGATAATCAATTTTTTAAAATATCGCAAAAAAATAATACAAATTTATTACTAATAAATAATAGGGTTGTTTAACATTACCATATTAGCCAATGTCATGCTCTATTTTTGCGCGAGCATATGCATACATCACCCTATCAGCAGTAGCTATAGGTAAAATATAATCTTTTGCACCATAAAACTCTGGTCCCATTCGAGAAGATCTATTAACTAATGTTCGAAGCGCATTAATATCGTGCATTTCATACTGAATACGAACTGAATCATTATTATTATTGGTAAATACAAAATATATTGATGGTTTTATTTTGTTTAAACCATCGGGCATATAGAAACTATTTGGATATTTAAAATATATATCAAATAATCCTGAACTATCTACATGGTGAATATTTGGAGTATTATCAAATGCAATTTCGTGATTAGGGAATGGAAGTCCAGACCCAGAATAATTTGTCATTCGGTCGATTGGATTCGGTGCAATTATTAGCACATTATTATATAGATTAATATTTTTAATAGAACCTGTTATTTTAAGCGAAGATAAATCCGTGCTATGAATAACAGTAAATCCAGTATATTCATCATTAAATATCATTTTAATTAAAAAATATTTTGTATCTCTATATTTTAGATATGTTTTATTTTCAAATAGAATATAATTATATATTGTTATTAAATAATAAAAATAATAAATTATTAAATTAAGTTGTTTCCCTATATACTTTCATCGTCTTCATTGTCACATTCTTCTTCGTCTTCACTATTAAACACGAATATACTATTTGTATAGTCTTCTTCTTTTTTTGTTAATATTACTTCTACAGCATCATCAAAAATTATATTAGCATCATTAGTATTATTAATAGTATTCATATTAACCCTGTTATATGCATTAATCAATGTGTCTGAAATCTCTTTATTATTAATAAGAATCTTGCATTGTTCCATATTATATTTATGAACAATATCAACTTTATTATTTTGATAATCTCTCATAGAAACCGCAATAATATCACCTGTTTCTATTAATACGCGTTTATTAAAACGCCTCATCGAACCTCTAATAACACCAATTGCTTCATTGCCATTATCGCATAATACGAGAGCTCTGCAATTTCCCAATAACTTAATTACATATGCAAATACTTCGTATTCTTTATCAATATTATAATTATTATTACTAACCTTGTTAAATTGACTTAATTTTTTTTTATTTCTAATGCTAGTTTGATACATTTAAATATTTATATATATAGTCTAATATTAGTCTTATATTATTTATTTTGCATCACCAAATGTATATTTTTCTTTCGAACGAAGATATAGATTCCTTTTGTATTTATTATAAATTATAGATTTATATGCATCGTATGATATAATATTATTGTTTACATCATATGTTGCTGTTGTAAGAGATGTTGTCGAACTATTAAATAGTTGTCGAAGATTAGGAGAACTATTACATCTTGTAATATGCGGTTTATTAATTCCTATTGAATAATTGATGCAACTCGAAGCAACAATCAAACAGGAAACTATTTTATTCGCCATAATTGAATGTATAGTTAATTTGTTATTTATTTAAGTAATCGTTGAGTATCAATTTTTATATTTATAATTCTGTATCATTATCATATATTTTCTTTTTATGATATTTATATAGATTGCAAACCATATTATTATCAGGATATTTATATTTTTCAAACATCCTGTAAATATCATCTAAATGATTTTCATTAGCAAGCACATCCTGTCTTATTACTAATTTTTTGAGGTCAGTATGCAAAGCTTGGTTATTATTGAGCAATTCTTTGTATTGATTTGCATAATAATACATAAACGGCTTTGTAAATATATTCTTTGTCTCTTTATTATTTTTCATAGTGATAAACCAACGCGTTTTATCAATACCAATCGGTGTAAAATCAATATTCATAATTGATTGCTGCTTTTTAGGTAATGTTGTTCGAACCCAAGTATTATATGGATAAGTAAACATATTATAATAATTAATATTTTCAGTTATTCCTTTGTTGATATTAATATGAACCTTGTGCTTAAAGGATACACCTACTTTATTTTTATCAACATACTTAAACATTTTAATTCTTTTAGGAGGTATTAGCATATTATAATTTTGCGGATGATTTACATCCATTGTATTCAATACGCAATCAATAATGTTTGCATCAACGTCCATACAAATATTCGTAGTTGAATAATCTTTGTTGTTATAGAATGGTGTTGCTGGTGGTTTACACTTGGATGGTTCATAACTCCACCAAAGTTTATCTTGGTATATTATAGTTTTACCAAATGCTTTTTCTTCCGTATATTGCATTCCGTGAAAAGGACATACGAGGCAACCATTATTAATTATTCCATTATCAAGTTTAGAACCCATATGAGTGCAGATATTAACAGTTGTATATGTTTCATTGTATTTATTATCGAACCAAGATATAAGTGGTAATTCGCCAATTCTAAACGGGTATGGTTTCTTTCTATCAATGTTTTTTACAAAGTTTATACAGTGCCATTCTTTGAATACGGATGGTAATTCAAATGATATAACAATAGTATTACCAATTAAATGAATGAAAAATACGTATAAAATGTAAATAGATGTTATGAGTATGCACATACTTTTATTATCATTACTGGTATTATGTTTATATGTTTTGTAGATTTGTAATAGTAGATAATATATATTTTATAAATATTTAATAGAAGAATAGTTTTCATATGCCACTAAATGATAATATATGTTCGAGGATATTAACACCAAAGCAGGTTGGTCCAATTTGCTGGTTTATGGCTACATTTGTTGCAATGTTTTACAGCCAGCGTAGTAGAAAAATATTACTTGAAGCATCTAAAGGATGGGATGTAAAGAAGAAGGGATTTACGATATTTACAGATAAAAGGGTAAAACTTTTTAAACTATTAAAGCATATTTTAGATGATAAATTCTTAAAGGTCGAAAGTCGAGAAAGCAATGATTACAAGAAGTTTAGTGATAATACGTTTGGTAATGTGCTTACATTACTTAACAAGGTGAATAATAAGTTATTTCCGTATATACCTAGCAAGGTTTTGGGATTTAATGCAGAATATTACATAGGTAAATTATATGAATTTTTAAATGTAGATTATGTTATGTTTGACTATAATGTATTAGACGATTTTTTGACGTTCTCCTATTTGAATGAGGAGTTTGATGATAATATTATATATAAAATTGTTAAAAAAAAAATTATTATATCTATTACACCGAATAGAACTTTCAAATATATAGAGGAAAATATAAAGCCACCTCCTATATTAATGGTTATTATTAGTGATAATAAAGAATATACGCAATTTTACAAAAAAGTATTTCCAAATAATACAATAAAAGAAGGCGCAACAAAGAATGAACTAAAATCTATGCGAGAGCAAATATTTTTCAAAGGCGTGGAATATAACTTGGATTCTGTTATATTATCGAATTGGAACATTAATAAATATAATGGTCACTCAATTGCAGGCATAACTTGTAAAAAAGACAAATATATTTATAATGGATGGACAAGAACCAGTATGGATCCTGTAATGTTAAATAAAAATATAACAAGAAAAATTCCTTGCGAACTAATGAAATATGATTGGAATATTAAAAATAATGGCGACTTTTGTCTAAATACAGCTAAATGTATTCCGGATGTATTAAGAAATAAATTAGGAAAAAAAGATATATGCTTTAATTTTAGCAAAGGAAGGCGCGTATTAGTATATGTTCGCAAGGATGCAAATTCGAATACTTCGAATGAAAATGATGCAAATGATGCAAAATCTATTGATAAAGGCTTCATAAGTATGGAGGCTTGGGAGATAGAGTACGCTCGAATAATTAAGGTAAAAGGGATGAAACAAAGAAAAGTTAATGTTAAAGGGGGACCCTTTAATAATGTAGCTTATCCACAAAATATAACCAATGACAGCATCCTGGCAAAGCAGCGTGATAAACAACTGAACCCGCCACCAATAGATGGTTTCCGCATTGTAAACACATTTAAGCACACAAAGGAGAGTTTCTGTCAAGGAATCAGCTGGTGCCCCAAAGAAAAGGTCATGTTCGAGGGCAGCGGGGGTTTTAGCGGTGGCCATGGCGCACGAATCGCCAAGATTGACCTCGAGACGGGCAAAACACTCATGTATTGCGAGCTTCCCGTTCGGTTCTTCGGTGAGGGAATTGTAATAATTGGTGATAGATTATATCAATTAACTTGGAAATCTCGGGAAGGCTTTGTTTATGACAAGACGAGTTTGAAACTCATTGATAATTTTTATTATGACCATCAAGGATGGGGTGCAACAACAGATGGTGTTGCAATTATAATAAGCGATGGGTCGCAATACCTTTACTTTTACAACCCAAATACTTTTGAACTACAAAAAAAACTTCTTGTCGAGTTCTTGGGAAGTAAATCAGGAAAAATGATGCCTCTTCGTCGTCTCAATGACCTCCAATACATCAATGGTAAAATATGGGCCAACATTTGGAAGTCGAACCTAGTTGCCGTCATCAACCCATCCTCTGGGTTTGTCGAGCGGTTTGTAGATTTTAAAAACCTTCTTGACACAAATGATGAATGGATTAAGAAATTTATGAGAAAGAAAGATAGGTGTTTGAATGGAATCGCGTTCGATCAAGAAAAACAGCGGATCTTTGTTACTGGAAAGATGTGGACAAAGATATACGAGATAAAGGTTATTGAGGGGAAGGTTGACCGACAGATAGATGCCAAGTCGCCTAAAAAATGCCCTGAAGGCAAAGTTCTAAACCCGAAGACGGGAAGATGTATATTGATAAAGAATAAAAATTTGTTAGTTATTAAGCCGCCTGTCAAATCTCCTAAAAAATGCCCTGAAGGCAAAGTTCTAAACCCGAAGACGGGAAGATGTATATTGATAAAGAATAAAAATTTGTTAGTTATTAAGCCGCCTGTCAAATCTCCTAAAAAATGCCCTGAAGGCAAAGTTCTAAACCCGAAGACGGGAAGATGTATATTGATAAAGAATAACTTAAAGAAAAAATGATAGAACTTATATATGATTAAAAATAATACAATAAAATGACATCGTCTTTTGGAACAAATATGCAAGAATTAAGAAGCAAAGAAGAAACATTGAATGTTGGTACTAAATGGACTATTGAAGAAGATAATAAATTAGTTCAAGAAATTGCTGATAATAAAAATTACGAAGAAATTGCATTGGAACATAAAAGAACTATTTTAGGTGTAAAAATAAGAGTTATATCTTGTATAATTTATCCAAAAATAAAGGGTTGTTTAGTAATTGATATTGAAGGTTTATCAGTCGAATATAGAATTACACCAACCGAAAAGAAAAATGAGACAAGACTATTATAAAAATATAATAATTTTGTTATTCATCCTTTCTATCGGTGTAAATGATCGCATTTAAGCGACTAACTACAATTTGACGGCACTATTGCGGTTTGTAGTTTTTGTAAATCAACTCCTCTCTTATATCGGTATGGTCGTTCTTCATATTCTATATAATAGTTAAATACTTTTTGAATATTTTTACAACCATTTTTATCACGATTAATACAACCATTCCGTTTATTTTCCATTTTATATGTTAGGATAGAATGCATCTTTCGTTCTTTATTTTTCTTATCAGGTAGATAAAGGTTTTTACATAATTCTTCTGTCTTATAATTTAGACACGAAGTTCTATATTCATCAATATCATAAACCTTAAAACGCTCTTGTAATTTTCTTTTTAATGATAGATTAGGTGTAGAAATAAAGTTTTTCATTTGCTTACCAATACTCCAATCACCAATTATAATAATACTATCTTTTGTATATGTTTTTTCAATTTTATTAAGCATATTGTCTTCTGTTCTTTTTTTATTTATAAAAGCATACCATTTATATTGTCTAAACTTATTATTTTGATATAACTTATATAATACTTCATTCGTGTTTATTTTTTTTGTTATAAATTCTCTATATTTATTTATAATACAACTTTTAGAATTATATGACGATAGTTCATTCTCTTTTGATGTAATTTCTAATTCATCTCTATATTTTTTTAGAATGTTTTGATATTTTAGTCTTTTGGTTTCATTTACTCTTTGTTTATTAGTATAAGAATAAAATTTACCATCATCATTCATCATAGTAAATAAGCTTCTTTTACCTGGATCAATAAAAATATGATTTCCTTTTAATTCTTCTTTTTCAACATCATCAATATAGGAAAACTCTTGTATTTTTTCAACCTTTTTAGGTTTATCCTTTTGTTTTAATTTATTAAACTCTTTCTTCTCATCTTGTAATATTTTTTTAGAGAGTTTCTTTTTTTCTTTATCTTCATCAGTCAATTCTCTTGCATCCTTTCGCCCTTTCTTCATCTTTTCCTTTTTGATTTTTTCACCTTCAATATAATCATTATGAATAAATCTTAAAGAAGTTGCATAACCATCAGTAATAATAGTATTATCAAACTTATAATCTTTTATTTTTTGAGTTATATTAAAATATTTGTCCCATAAGAACTCTTTATTAAGTTCTATATTGTCTAAATACTCCTTTTTCCCTTTATCTACTAATAATTCTATTATTGATTTAGTATCCATTTGAATATGATTAGGAATTATAGATGATTGTAATGGAAAGAATTGATACATTTTACCTTCTATTTTTTCTAATTCAATATTCATAAAAATCATGTATTTAAGATACTTTTGAGGTGTTGCTTTAACATCATAATAATAACTAACTTCAAACTCTTCTGGAACTATCTTATAACGATATTCATTTA